TGGCGTCCCTGGTGGATGACCTTCGGCTTGCCGTCGGGGCCAATCTGCACAATATCGTTGCCGCTCTTCATGTATCGCGGGCCAGCCGGGGCCTTTTTGGCCTGGCTCAACTGATACTGCATGATCGTCCGCGCAGCCGCCTCTGGCTGCATGAACGGAAGCATCGCTTTGACAGACTGAGGAATAGCGCTCTGCAATGCCGGATCTTGAAGCTTCTGCATGAACGCTTTGCGCATGGCCGCCTGCCGGCGCTGGTCGTCAAAGTTCTTGCCCATGCCGTAGTATGGGGCAGGGTTAGCGCCTGACATGCCAGCGATCCCGCCGAGGATCATGCCCATATTAGGCCCGCTGTAGCTCGGCATTCCAAAGCCACCGGATTGACGCTGAGGGTTGCGGGTAGGAAGCGGGATCATTCGTCATTCCCTTTCAAGCGCTCGATGACGCCAATGCAGAAGAACTGCGACCAGCGGGCATACAGATTGATCGTGTCGGCCCATGTCTTCTGCAGGACGCATCTGTTGAACTCGTCGGCATAGTCGCGGGCTCTGCCCTTGGCGATCTGCGATCGGCCCCACTTGCGATACCCAAGGCGGACGGTTTCGCCTATCCAGTGGCCGTGCAGCTTTTGCTTGCAGAGGCGGATTGCTCGAGCGCGATCGGCACGGGACATCCGCCCGGTTGCCATGTTGGCTGTCGCGATGACGCAGTCACCATCTGAACCCTCGGCGCCGCTCGCAGCATCACTATCCACGCCGCCCAAGCCGCCTTCTGCGCCAATGCTTGATGTTCCAGTGTCGTCGGCCTGGCCAACAGATGCACCGCCTACGCCTGATGTGCTGGCGCTTTTGCCGGAACCAAACCCGCCGAGATCACCACCGATGGCACCGCTTAGACCGTCCAATGATGCCGCGTCCTGCTCGCCAAAGTCGGCGGCAGAACTTAGGCCTTCTGCACCCATCGCATCTGTTGCTTGACCCGATCCAAACCCTAGACCACCGAAGTCAAAACCATCGCTAACGGGGCCGCCCATCTCTCCAAGATCAAGCCCCGCAGAAAGGCCGGAGCCGCTCAAGCCGTTCAATCCATCCATACTCACGCTTGCAGTTGCATTGGCGGGATCAAATCCCATCAGGCCATTTAGCCCCTCAACGCCAACCTGCTGGTTGCCACTCATGACGCTATTCAAGCCTTCGACACCGACACGCCCCTGCGTTCCAAGCTCTGCACCGTTAATTCCAAATCCAGTCTGATTAGGGTTATTTGAGTATGTGCTAATTGCCTCTGCTCTACTAAGGGCGCCACGAACCCCGTGATTAGCCTCCAGATCAAACGCTGCTTGCATGCCGAGCGGTGTTGGATGCACGGAAACCCTCGTCGGCTCCGCTTTCGACTTGGTAGCATATCCATGGGCACTTAGTGCCTCATTGAGTGTGTTAAATACATCAACCTCCACATTTCTAGCGGCGTTCTGCTGCGCTACTTGTGGCGCGAACGTCGGCTGCTGGCCAACCTCCTGGCTTGCCCGATTAGGATTAGCAGTCGGAACAGGAGCAGGCGCAAAGCCTGGTGGCGTCGGCGCTTGCGTTGGCAAGGGCGCCGCCTGAAATGCCGATCTGTTCGGGTTCGGAGCGGGAGCTGGCGGGGCCAAGTCTGGAGGATTGACCGCCGTCGACATCACAGGCGTCACATTCTGGTTCTGTGGCTGAGCAGCAGGCGTGAATTGCGTCCAGCTTCGCGAGTCGGCCGGCGCAAGCGAGGCGACATCGACGGTGCTCACCGGCTGATTGAAGTTCAACCGGCCATCCACAGCCTGCGCCATCGTCGGCGTATTGGCGGCGGCCCTCTGGGCTACTGCAACAGGGTTTTGGGTTGGTAGCGGAGCGTTCGGTATCGGGGCAGAAATCAAGCTCGCAATCTTGGCCTGCTCATGCGGCTTAGAGTAGTACATCTCGCCGTTCATGCTGACAACGGACTGTGGCACTCCATATTTGGCAATATGCCTCCGGCCCCATCCGCCGCTTGCGTTATGCGTTGCGCCGTTCGTCGTGTTCGATCCGGCAAGGGCCGCATCAATCGCCCTTGAGTTTGCGGAACGCTTCGCTTGGTTCATGCCCCGGCGCGTTCTGTTGATGGTCCCTTGGTTGATGGGCTGATAATACCCGCGAGACTTGTTGCGCCCGAACACAACATCGCTGATGGATTGACCAGTGATCGCAGCGCGGTTGAACACCGTCTCGGCGAATCCGACTCGCGATTGATGGCCATATGGCCCGACCTCAGCCTGCATCAACTCTTCAAACTGCGCCCGCACAGCGGGGTTGTTTAGTTCAGCTCTGAACTTCGCCCGATCAATTGCACCTTTGGCCTTGCCGCCTTTCGGGCCTCCAAGCCCCATGCGCCCACCAAACCCGGAAGATTCGTTGCTGGCGCGCTCTGATCCAATCTGCGGACCTGCTAGTGTTTGCGTATGCGACAGCATAGGCTGAGCAAACCTTGCAACCGGCTTGTATTCCTGCTTTGGTCCTAAGATGCCAGTCGAGAACGTTTGCTCAATGCCCTTCTGAAGTGTTTGAGGAAACGTTCTGAACTGCGACTGCTCATCCATAATTTGACTAAGCTGAATCGCAGTGATGATGTCTTGCTCTGTCGGGTATGGGTTGCTGTCATTGCCAGGATCAAACACAGGAAGGTTTTTGCCTTCCTCATCCACCTCTTTCTTGCTCTCCGACTTCGATTGCTTTTCTTCTTTCTTGTCCTTCTTCTTTTTTTTCTTAGAAGGAGCCGGCGTGAAGAATGAGCGCGGCCATGGGTTGCTTAGAGCCTTGTTTTCACGTGAAACAGGAAAGTCAAAAAGCGGCCTAGAGCGATCCGGGTAGGCTACCATTAGAAGAACCCTCCAAAGATCCCCGCACCCGCTGACACCAGTCCAGGCCAGAAGTTGTTATTTGGCTGAGACTGCGATGCCGTCGAGCTTCCAGACGTGGTTGCATATCGACCGCCAGCGCCGGTCAACTGTGCCAGCGGCCAGCTACGCGCAAGCAAGTGAGGCTCGAGACGCTGCTCATAGTCATGCTGCTGGCGTAGCTTGGCGGATTGCAACATCATGTTTGCCCGGTTGGCGTTTACGCGTTCAATGTCGGCGATCCTTGCCCGCTCCTGGTTGTCGATGGCCTGAGAGCCTTGCAGAACGGTATTCGTGCCGGTGCCGTAAAGCTGATTGGCCGCGCCGTAGCCGTACTGATCAGCCTGGTTCATCGCCCCCGTGAACGCCCCGCGCTCCTGGTCATAGCGGCGGCGATAGTCATCATACCGGGTTTGCGTGGCGATCTTGCCGAGGCGATCGGCCATCACATCAGCATAGGCGCCGGAGCCATAGGACCGGCCGGCGCCGGTAAACTGCTGGTTGATCTGGTTTGAAACGTCCTGAAACGAGTCGGAGATGACCTGATCAAGATAAGGGTTGCTGTCGCCGAGGAAGTTATCTTGCCATTGCTGCCACTGATCACCACGGCCAGCGGCATCGACTTGGCCTGCATTGTTGGCGTAGTCGGTTAGAGCTCCACCGCCCGTCTGAACATCGCCTTGCGCGCCCTGCAGCAGCGGAGACACCTGCTGCTGCGTATGCAACGGCGTGAAATAGTCCTGCCCCCGGTTGTTCATATTCGCCGCGTAATCGTACATATTGAACGCTTGCTGGAACTGGCCGGGGTTGGCCTTTCGAAACCACTGCTTATCACCGCTCAAATTGTTGAGCATGTTGATGTTCTTTTCCAGCGGGGCCTGCATCGGGCCCCATGGCTCCACGCTTTGCGTGTTGCTATTGCTGGTCGTGGTCTCGGTTCTTGTGCTCACAGCTCTAGCTTTCCGACTTCATGTGTCCAATCCCATTCCGGGAACATGCGCTTAATCCCGCGCCGGAACGCACCCATTGCCATTGTGCAGCCGTGCTGCCTTGCCAGCGCGATCACCTTGGGCATGCCTTCCGGCATCCAGGTCCGCCACTGCGCGCCGGAGAAGAACGCGAAGTTGACGGCCCGGACACCGTTGGCTCCCTCAAGGAACTCCACCCCCGTCACGCCTTTGATCTCACCGCCCTTGAGAGTCGCAATCAGATACAGCCGGACGTTGGGATCGATCAGCGCCGCTTGAAGCGTCTGCATGTCGTGGTCCCACATGTGGTCAACGGCTGTTTCCAGCAGCGGTTCGATCTTGTCCCAATGGTCAACAATGTCCTGCGGCTCAAGCAGTGAGAACTTGTAGCCGCTAACCGCCTCGGAACTCATAGTAGAAGGTTCGATCGGTCTGGGCGTTGTTTGCATGGGTGATCACAAATCCTGTTTTGGTGACGCTCGAGACGTACATCGTGCCGGCCGCTTGCTCGGCGGCAGCGTTGGCGGTCGACGCTGTAAAAACCGGGTGGCCGTTTTCGTTTGCAATGCGCTCATCAAGCGTGACCGTGGTCGACGCGGCGTTGGCCGTCAAGGTGACCTGCCCAACCGCGTTTGACCGACCGCGCACAAGCTGCTGGATGGCCAGAACGTATTCCCGTTCTGACGAACCGACATAAGGCTCCCTCACCGCGAACCCATATCCTGGCTCATCGTGTCGATGCCTTTCGCGTAGGTCCAGGACTCGCCGGCAGCAACCGTTATGCGTGCCCTGCAATAGTTTCCTGACACCCAAGCGGGGACTTCGCCTGTGTCTTCCATGCTCTCAGCAGCCGCATATGAGATCGTGTCGCCGTCGCGCTCGCGGCCGGCCACTTCAACAGTGACACCAGTGCAATCAATGTGCGGCCTGGTCCCGGTGATCAACTGTCGCCGGCCGTCGACCTGACCATCCGCCGTCACGAACTCAGCCGCCATGTTGGAGCCGTTGAAATAGGCGATTTTGTTGTCATCCTGGAACACACTCAGAAGCGGCGCTCCGCCCTTCCAGAACGGCGCATCAAGCGACAATTCCAGGCTGTCCAGATCTCCGAAGCTATCCATGCTGTCCAGGTCGACGCCCTGGCTTAGCCACCGGGTTAGCGTGTTGGCCGTGATGTTGACGAATGCAGCTTCGTCGATCGCCCAATCATAGACCAGCATGCGATCTGGTGAAGTCTTGGTTACGTTGTCCCGCGAGACGTAGGCGAGGCAGTAGAGGTTCATCTGAGGGGCAAGTGCCCCGAAGCAAAGCGACTGACTGTCCGGCTCCATATCGGCCACGAACCAGTCACGGAATTTTCCAACACCGATCGGCCTGGAAACGCCCGAGGCAAGGTTCATGCGATATAGGCTATCGACACCGACGTAGAATGCCTCTGATGCGTTGTGAACGAGGCTATCCGGGGCAAACAGGCCGCGACCGCTTTCTACCTCGTCGAACTGGAATATCTCGCCAGAGCCAGGCACAAACGTCATGCGCGTGACAGCCTCACGCTGGAATATGTAGCCGACCTCGCCGCCGATAATGCCCTGGATAGGGCCACCGTCAGGAAAGCTCTGCACATCACTGCTGGCCGTCCCGACCGTCCATCCAGTGGCATCGTTGACCGCTGACCAGTGAATCGCCTTGTTGTCGCTGACCAGATTGCCGAGGACCACAAAATCCCGAACGATGCCGATATAACGCGCCTTTGGTGGCGATCCACCAAGCGCTGCAAAGTTGCTCGACACGCCCATCTGCCAGGCTTGCACATCATCCACGTAGTTCGTCGCGATGATGTAGCTGCCATACTCCCCGAACCGCCAGCGCTCCGGCGCCGTGGTCGAATAGGCACCGCCAGACACCCGCGAGACATCAGACCAGACATGGCCGCTGCCGAGCTTCTTGAGTGCCGTCTCAGTGCCCGCAAAGCTGATCACGTTGCCTGTGCTATCGAGGCGAGACACAGCGCCTCTGACCTGTGACCCGAGGCTGTCCCCGACGCTCACCGCAGACCTGAATGGCGCGAAGCCTGCCGCAACAGGACGAACGTTGGCAGCTTTGAGCACAACAGCAGCGTTGATCCCTTCCGCATCCGGGTGAAAGCGTCCGAAGGGAATCAGGCGAGTCATCAGATCACCCGGTTAGATCGTGGTTTGGCGGATTTCTTGCCGCCGCCGTACTCGATGGCAACAGCAGTGCGATTTACGCCCGACATCAACGAACGGAACATGGCCAGATATTTCTGTGCCTTGTCGTCCGCGTTTATGAATGTGAACGCCTCGAGCAGAGTTCCGTACAGGTACAGCATTGGGCGGGCTGTCAGGACCACGTTGGTCGTGTTTGCCTCGCTGATGCCTGTTGGCCTGGCATAATAGAGAATATTGATATTGCCTGTGTATCCGCCCGGAGCGGTTTTGATGGTCCGGCCCTCGATGGTGTACCAGCGGATTCGCCCACTATCGTTATGAGCAACCCGCATCGCAAATGCGTCGGGCGACAACGGCTGAATCCCTATCGTATCGCTGTCCCGGTCCAGGCGACGAACTGCAAGGCAATCGGCTGGGATCGTACCGGCACCCGAAGTCATGGCCAGCGTCGTAGCAGTCAACATCTCATCGGCGCGCAACGGCTCGCTGAACAGCGGGTCAACCGGCATTCCCACGCCATGGAATATCCGTTCCTCGGCGTTGCTGACGAACAACGGAATCTGATTGACAAACGTCGTGTCAGATCGGGCCACATAGGTCTGAACAGCCGATTTCAGAGTTGCCCAGTTCGTGATCGCCATCAGATGATGACCTCGGCGGTCTTGAGGTAACGCCAGTCGGGATCATTGAGCTTTTGGATCACCTTGGGCATGTGATCGCGGTTCATGATGTCAATGCCGTCTTCGATCATCCACTTGTACTGGATGACAATCGGGATGCTGGCCACTTTCCAGTATTCGCCTTCTGCACCCTTCGACTTGAAGTATTCAGCGCCGTAAGACTGCTTTTCCTTGTTGCTTTCGAGGATGGCTTCGCAGTCCTGCTCATAGGCGATCTGGAACCCGTCCGGCGTGTCGATAAACCATTCCTTGATGCCGGTCTCAGGATCGTAATCAAGCAATCTCTTGTCGGTCATTGCGCATCCTTCCGGGGCCGTCCGCGCTTGCGCTTCGGCGGCTCTTCGATTGCACCTTCCGTGATGACTTCCACGGCCTCATCGCCGTGCTCGCGTAGGACTTCGCGTTCTGCTTCCGGCAGGCTGTCGAACATCTCCATCCGCTGCTCGGCCCCTGCCTTGCGTGTGACGGTGTTCTGAGCGTCAATCAGATCTTGACCGACCTTTGCCGCCTCTTCCGGGTGCATTTCCGATGATGCCGAAGCCACCCCGGCTGCAACCCACTTCTGCAAGGTCGTGATGTCTTCCATGGTATCGTCGACAAGATCGCCGGCCATGTACTTGCCTTGAGGGCCTGAGCCAAGCCGATTAGGGCCGTGAAGCTTGTTGCGAAGAATCGTGACGTATCCGGTCATGTAGTTAGGGCCGGAGTTTCCCCCGGCCCGTCCCTGGTTAGGTGAGATCAGCAACCGCGCCGTTGGCCGCCTCATCGAGGCAGACCAGCGTCAGTTCGCATGAGAGCATGCGGCGATCGCTGTGGCCCGTCTTGGCCAGCGGTTCGGTCTTCATGGGCTGCAGGAATTTGACCTCCCACTTGCTCATATCGAGAACCAAGGCAGTCTGGCCAGGATAGAGGCCGTTGGTAGCAGTACGCCCGCCACCAGCACCAACGAAGCGGTTCGGAACGATGCGGTGTTCTCCGAAGTCAGAAACGTAGAGATCAGCCGCACCCATGATTACCGCACGTTCGGTTGAACGGCCGCGATAATCCTTGTTCTGCGTAGCGATGCCGGAGAAGCCGGAAGCGGTTTGCTTCTTAGTACCGCTGACCATGATCATTTCCGGATCGCCACCGGCGTCCCATACGTTTTTGATCACAGTCTTTAGCAGTGTCTCAGAAAACGCGTGAGTTCCTGAGCTATCCGTTGCAGCATCCACGATGCCTGTGCCGGTATTGAAACCGCCATCAGCGCCGGACGTTGCGTCCCGCTCCACGTTGGTTTCAAGCCAGGCTTCAACGCCGCCGAGCTGGCCGGCCGTCGATGCGTTGCCGAGAACAGACGCATAGTTGCCGCAAAGTCTCATTTCGATGTCGCGCTTTTTGGCCTTGCCCATCTTGGCGACCTGATACTTGAGTTCCGACGATCGGCCTGCCGTGTCGACGGCCTGCGCAGTCGTCGAAACCTGGACGACCTTATCGAACAACTGCACCACGTTCTTGAGCCGGGTCGGATCGTCCAGGCTGTCGTTCGTGGCGTCGTCGCCTTCAACCGTCGCGTTTGTCGGATCCGGGTTCGGCAATTCGTCCTTTTGCCATTCAGGCGTCCGGGATTTCGTCTTGCCTTTTCGCACTCCCGAATAAAACGGCGTTTCAATCGGTGCGATGTTGGTGATTGCGTCAGTAAGGTCCTCGCGGACCCCGACCATTGCAAATGTCTGCAGCGTGTTGCTTGGCACTGCCATTGTAGTTGTCCTTAATCGAGCAGGTGCCCGATAGCGTCGGCCGCATCATCAATTGATCCTGTCCGGCTCAGCCGTGACATGGCGTCCGATCGGGCACGTTGTTGGGGTGGTGCTGATCCTCTGGAGCGGACCAGCTTTGGCTTTGCCGTCACTGCCTTCGCGACTTTTTTGGCTGTCGCTTGGGACTTACGATAAGCAATGGCATCCTTGATGAGTCTCCACGCTCGAGCGTCGCGAATGCCTGCGAGTGTCTGAGCGTCGACGCCATAGTTGGACTCAAGGTCTTCCATCACGCTTCGCATGACTGCCTCTGTCCTTAACTCTGGCCAATCCTGTACAATCTTGCGCTGCTCGCGCGCCCATCTGGCGCTCTCAAGCCGCTCTTGTTCTTGTGCCTGCAGGTTCTTGACCTGCTCTAGCTTCGCCAGTGCATCCTGGCGCTGTCCGTTGAGCGCCCGCGCGTGCTGCAGTTGGGCCGCGTAAAGATCAGGATCGCTTTGCAGCAGGCTTTCATCCGGCGCTTGCACCTGGTTCAGATGCAGCCATTGCCCGATAGCATTTTCCAGCTGGCCGTACATCTGAACGCTCTGATCGATGTACTGGTCATAGTCCTCTGGCGGGACCGATGCTTGGCGAACGTTCTCGATTTCCTCTTGAAGCTGTTCATAGCCGTTATAGCGCTCAACCAGCTCCTCTAGCTTGATCCTGGTTGGCTCTTCGCCCTCGTCGCCGGGCAGTTCAACGTAATCGATTTCCTCGGCGTCACCTTCTGCGGGCTTTGCAGCTGCATCAACTTCCTGATCAGCTTCCGGCTCCGGCGCTTCCGTTTCTTCCGGTTCATGCGATGGCTCTTCCTGCAGCGGCGGACGGGCCTTGAATTGTCCGTTGTCGCCTCGATCCGGCAAGCCCTGCTCAAGCGATTCAATGTCCGGCATGCTGGCCACGGCCGATGCGATTGAGCCGTCACCGAGATCACCTGTTGCTGCGGCTTCCTGATTATCCATCCTGCAATTCCTTGAGTTTTTCCTTTGCCCTGTCGCCGTTCGCCATCGCGCCGGTTAGGAAATAGCGAAGCTCCCGCATGGCTCGGCGCCTGATGACCTTCTCCAACAGAGCGTCGGGCATTTCCCGCTCTGTCCCGGTTAGATTGTCGATGTCGGAAAGAATGCGCTGCGTGTACTGGTCGTCGTATTGCTCGAAGAACTGAGTTACTTCTGGATGGTTGGCGACGGTCTTAATCCGCTCTCCGCGCTGCTCAATATCCTGCCAGCGCTCAACCTGGCTCTTGCGCTTCCTCATTTGCTGAGATCCCCGCCTGGTCGGTTCTTGCTGATCCCGTTGGAGCCGTTCGACTTCATCGCAACGTTGCTGCGTGCGATCTCTTGAGCGTCGTCATGCTTGATCCGCGCCAATGTCTGCTCCATAGCCATGCGGTCATAGGCAAGCTGGTTCTCCATCGCCATTCGCTCGCGGGCGATTTCCTGCTCTGACGTGATCCGAAGCTGGGCGATCTGGCGTTCGCTTTCGAGTTTCATCGACTGCAACTGCTCTTGCGTTTCCGCTTCGCGTGCGGCCAATGCCTCTTTGAACTCAAGCTCGCGAGACGATGCCTGCTGGTCGAACTGCTGTTTCTGGGCCTGTAGCTGGGCTTGGGCCTGCGCCTTCTGCTGCTCAAGTAGAACGCGGGCTTGCGCTTCCAACGCTTTCGGGTCTTGCTGCTGTCCAGGCGGCGGCAACCCAAGCGAGAACTGCGGCGGCAAGGCCGTGAAATAGCGGTCAGCATCTTTCATGCCGTAGCACTTCTGCAGGTCGTGAAGCGCGTTCGTGTACTGGTGCAGGTTGGCAACCGGGTTAGCATCCGGCTGAATACCGAGCTTCGATAGCTCGATCATGATCTGCTCTTGCTTGGCGATCGTGATGCTGAGCTTCTGCGCCTTTTCCTCTCGAGTCTCACCGGCAACACCGACATGAACCGAGACAGTCATTTCCTCGGACCACGTAGACGGATCGATCGGCATTGGCTGGCCGTTGATCTTGATGATCCGGGGCTGGTCCTGGTACTGCACGACCAGCTTTAAGAGCCGCTGGAATATGCGCTCAACGCCCTTGGCCGCCCATCGACCAATTAGCTCAATGCGCCCGTTTGCTGCTGCCTGTAGGCGTCTGATGCCGTCTGCCGTCTCTGTCACGGCGTCCGCGTTCTGGCCTTGTGCCGCGCGCATCACTCCTGATGCCTGCTCTAGCTGCTGGTCAAGATGCTCAAGCGCGGCAAGGGCTGACTGGCTTACGTCAGGCGTTGGCATTTCCGCGATTGCAGACCTGGCATCGCCGTTGATCGGGATCGTATCGCCAATGTCGCGATCGATGATCTGATCAAGGACTGACGGATCGGCAAGCTGCTGCTGGTTGACCACCGTGCGCGGCATGAGCGACTGCCCGAGGCCGTCGAAGTAGGTCCGCGTGACGACCGTTGCAGCCTTCTGCAGCTCGCAAATCTGATCAGCTACGCTCCGGCCGATCGCCTTGTGCGGAATCCGCGATGGAGACCACTCAACAAGCTCTGAGTGCTCGACAATGATGTTCTCAAGGATCGTGTTGCCAACGCGTTTGACCTGCCGCAGCTCCACAACCCCGTCGCCGTCGAAGTCAATGCGTATCCACTCTGTCAGCAGATCAACCGTCCGGCGCTGCTGCTCGTGGCTCTGGCCGCCGTTTGTGTCGTAGTTCTCAGAGTCGAAGCGAGCCTGCTTGCGTGGGTCGCTGTCGAGATCGTCTTGCTGATCATCCGTCGCATGGGCCCCGGTCGGATCAAGCTCGCCGGCGCTGTCGGGAAACTCCCTGGCTAGGTCCGCAATGTACACTTCCTGCTTGAGCCGGTGATATCCGGCCTCGTCAATGCTCTTGGACCGCGTTGTGATCGCGAATTCTTCCGGCGCCACTGCTTCAATGACGAACTGCTTTGCTTTTGGCGTGCGCTTAACCTTGAGATCGAACGAGCCTTCGTTGTTGGTCTGCTCGATGATCTCGAATTCGGGATCCTCGACGAACCGCATTGCCTGGTCAGGCGTTAGGCCGTGGTATTCCTTTGGCGGCTGCGGCTTTGGGTCTTCGACGGCAACCCGGACAATCCCGATACGCTGGACAAGCCCATCCCACACGAAATCGTGGCAGATCGTTTCGCCGGGGTTGTCCTTGAAGAATATGTGAAGCAGGTAGCTTTTGACGTGCTGCTCTATTTCCGTGATGTCGTTTACGTCATCATCGACGGTAAGCAATTCATCGTCCTGCATGAACAACCGCATGATGTGCGGCATAATCGTCTGGACGGTGTTTTCAAGATCCTGACTGACGAACTTGGAACGGCCCTCAACCTCATCGCCGTATAGCTCGGCGTTGTAGCGATCCATGGCGTCGGCCTGCTTATGGGCAAGCTCTGATGAGTAATAGCTGGACGCGTCGACTTCCTCCTGCTTGAGAATGCTCAGCAGGTCTCTGTCGTCCATCGGTTGTGCGGTCATTGTCTAGGCAATCGTTCCACGTTTTGGGCGGCGGCGTTCGCGCGGCAGCGTTGCTTGCTGCATTGACACAGCCAGATAGCGGAAGGCGTCCGCGCCATGGCTTGCCCAATCATGTCGGGGGCGTTGTCGGAAGGTTTTCAACTTGTCGTCCCATTCGCGCTGGTATTGCCGAAGGCATTCAATGCCAAGCTCTGTCCGTCCCTCATCGAAGACGCATCGCGGGAGGAAGTTTCGAACCGCCTCGATACCGTCTTCAACGTTGTGTTTGGCTGCAATCCGAATTGGCCTCAGACCTAGGCTCTCGAGCGTTTCCTTGCGGCTCTTGGCGCTTGTGAGCTCCCTGATCTCCGCATCATGCGGCAGGTAGTGTTCTGCGTAGGTGTAGGGCTTTGAGTTCATGATCTCGCGGGCGATCTCACTCAATGCCGTGTTGTTCGTTTCCAGGTAATCGATGACGCGGACCTCGCGGCCAGCCTGTTGGACGAACCACACTGCCGTAGCGTCATCCAGGCCAAGATCCCAAGCGGTGTAGACTGGAATGCTCGGATCGATCGGCACCGACATGACGCGCCCCTCACGAGTGAGCGCGGCCATTTGCTTGCCGTAGTAGGCTCCGAGGATCGCAGCATCGAAGCTGCATTCATACTCTTGATCGAACTGCTCTTCGCTCATCATTGAACGGGCGTCGGTCAATTCTTCATCCGGGAGAATTCCAGTCTCCGAAGCTCTCAAGGTCATCGAGAACCAGTCATCCGGCTTCTTAGCGGCGTCCTGGAAAATCTCGTAGAATGAGTTCCGCCCCTTTGGCGTTCCGATGAACGTTGCCCACCCGCGCCGATCGGACAAAGCCGGGCGAACAACTTCCGGCCAAGCTCTTGGGTCCATGTCGGCCGGCTCATCCATGACAACGCCGTCGAAGTAGACACCCCTCATCCGGTTGTAGTTGTCGGCGCCATAGAGCCTGATGGTCGCCTTGTTTGGCAGGACCACCCTCAGTTC